TTATGCTGAGAAAACAGCTAAATACAACTCTAATCAAGTATTTAATAACAAACGTGTACAGGAAGAGATTAAAAGGCAAATCCAACCTGTTGTGGCTACAAATCAAATAACAGTACTATCAGAGCAGAACAAGCTATTAGAGATAGCAGACGCCGCTTACAATGCCGGAAGATACGCTGCTGCCGTGAGTGCCCACTGTGCGATCATCAAGACGATAGGCGGATTCCAGGCTGATAAGCTACCTGAGGAGAACTTAGCTGGTAAGATGCTCGATGCCAAGAGGTCTGAGGATATGAGAAGGATTGCAGACCTGTATTATGCCAACAAGTATCTTGCTGAGCAGGCAGTAAAGCAGGTTGAAAGCTCAATCAAAGAGGATGTAAACTCTGGACATGACAGCCCTGAAAGCGGAATACCTGCCGAGTTCCAGATACAAGATGATTATTCCCAGAGCGATACCCATGACCCCCCAGAGGGGCGGGCTTGATATATGATACTCTCTGACTTTACAACACGATTGCTTTTAGGAAAAAAGGTGGTTGTGGATAATGAATAGTTATTTTGATATCCATAAGGTGTTTTGAGGATATTTGAATATCTACAAGTTATATTGTTACTCAGGAAAACCGTTGGTTTTAGCGTAGAAACGCAGAAAAGTGTAAACAGTTTACACATTTGAAAGGTGGATTAAGATGGCAAAGAAAAATGTACCTAAGCGTGATGGTTCAGGTGGCGGCAAAAGGGCTAACCGAGGCAGGGGAGGATGCAAGACGACTCGTACCAACGGTAAGCGTTAATCATGGTTCCAAAGAGAGTACGAAGGTGTAAATATGTAAACAGTTTACACATTTCCGTATTATTGGGCTAAAAATGGCGAAACTTGATACAAAAGGCATGGACATGGTCAGTCCGATACACTGGATAGAGGAGTCTCGGATTGTTTTGGCGAACGGTGATACCTATTCATTTGACGAGCGGCCGTACCTCATTGGTCCATTGAATAGCAGGGCGAGATTGAAGTGTATTCGCAAGGCGAGGGGATTGGGTTTCTCAGAGACGGAGATTCTCGGCAGTATTCACGGCATGGCGTCCGGTAGGTACAGGCAGGGCGTTCAGTATGTCTTTCCGACCGATACGGATATGAGGAAATTCGTTCAATCGAGGTTCAATGTAGTCATTAAGAAGAATCCTCAGTCTTTGGGCCGGCTGGTCCGGAATACCGATACGACCTATTACAAGCGGGTAGGCGAAGCGAATTTATTCATGGACGGTGGTGGTCTCAATAAGGTGGTTGAGGGCCTACAGTCTGAGTCCATGACTTTTAGAGGTACTCAGGTAGATAAAGCGGATATAGATGAACTCGATATGTTTGATGATGCCAACGAGGTTGTCAGGAGCGCCTTAACCAGTATGATGAACTCGGATGTCAAAGAATGTACCGTTTTGTCGAATCCGACAATTCCGAATTACGGTATTGACAAGATATTCCAACTATCGAATCAGATGTACTGGTATCGGCAATGCCGGTGCGGTGTGTTGACTTCTCCGGACAAGGAATTTCCCGACCTCATAGATAAGAAGGGATGCCATTGCAAGAAGTGCGGCGGTCTTTTGCCCTGGCGTGGAATGTGGAAAGCCGATTATCCCGAGCGCAAAGACATATTCGGCACTGAGTCGAAAGACTGGGAAGGTTATCATATATCCGACCTGAACGCACCGAAGGTCAATCCGTATTCGATTCTTGAGGCTTACGGTGACAAAAGTGACTCCAATCTTGAGAAGGTTTATAAGTTTTCTCTCGGCCTGCCGTTCATGCCGAAGATGAACGCTTTGACTTTGATGGAAGTTTATGACTGTTGCGGTTATCAATTCGAGTATGAGAAGTACGACCAGCCGACTATTATGGGCGTTGACGTTGGTTCGAGTTCCGGCTTTCACGTAGTGATAGGTCTGAGGACGGGCAAAGACGATTACCGGATCCTCAAAGTTGACAGATTGCAGTCTTTCGAGGATGTGACTTTGATGGGACACAGGTTCAAGGTTAAGAATTGCGTCTGTGACATGCTGCCTGAACCGACCTATGCCAGAAAGTTCCAGAAAGAGGCCAAGTTTAGGGTTTTTCTGAATCTCTACAATACAACCAATCCGACAGTCGAGATCGCATGGGACTTTGATAAGAAGGAAGTCAAGACATATCGAAACTATATTTTCGATACTTCTCAGAGGATAGTTGCCGACAAGAGAGTGAAGCTGCCGAGGAGAACTTCCAAGATTGAGGAGTTTGCCAAACAGTACATTGTTCCAGTCAAGATTCAGGACGTAAAAAAACAGGGCAATGTCTTTAAGTATTTCTCACCGAGTAAAGACGACCACTATCGCAATGCGATGAATTACTTCTTGACAGCCTGCCAGATTTCACACATAACCAAACTATACGGTCCTGATACAAATAAGCCGGTATTCGTAAACAATGATACACAAAGGTATATATAACCGCAGGGTGGACTGGAGAGGCTCCAGCACGGTCTCATAAGCCGTTTGACGCGGGTTCGATTCCCGCCCCTGCTATTGAAAAAGTGTAAACTGTTTACACATTTGTGGGTTTTTGGCTCAATACTGAGGTATTTAAGGAGATTAAAACATGAGTAATGGAATAGGTAAAACAGAACAAGAAGGCCCAATTCAGGCAAAAATTAGAGACTTGCAGTATTCGACAGAAGGACTAAACAAAAACCTCGAAGAATTTATCGCGCGGTTGAATAGCATTCTTGCACCACCGGAACCAAGAGAAAATGAAAAGAAAGTAGAAGATTCGGGTTGTGTTATGGAAAGTCAATTATTGATGATTAAGAAACACATTGAGAACATAAAAGATATAATAATTGACGCCAACAAAAGATTAAGGCTATAAAAGTGTAAACAGTTTACACTTTTCAGGGTTTTTGACCGAGAAATAAGGTTTTTAAGGAGAGTAAAATGGACATTGAAAAAATAAGAGAAAAATTCATAAAAGCAAGAACAACCGTAAGAATGAGGTTTGTGGATTGGAGAGATACATTTGAAAAAGAGTTTGAAGAAGCCCTTGCCGAGCTATCAGGAACGATTGACGAAAAGCCTGAGTTTGGCCATAAGATAAAATGGTGTGGTTTTGAGAAAGTTTGCGAGAAGTGTGGGATGAGTTCGCACGGCGGAGTATTTACAAAAGAACAAAAAATGACAGAGAACACAGTTGCGAATTTGTTGTGTTTTCTTATCGACAATTATGAAAATACTCCGTTGAATGAAAACCAAATACAACTAATTGGAGTGGAATTTCTAAAATCAAAGTACAATCAAGCCCTTGCCGAGCTTGAGCCGCTTGAAATACAAACAAAAGCAAATCACGGCCATCACTTATGTTCTGTGTGTGGAAGCTACATTTCAAAAGATGAGAAGGTGGTAATTGGGATAATTCACGCTGGCTGCCATCGAAAACAGCCTGAGGCCAAGGACAAGAGAATTGATTCCCAACATAAAGCTCTCAAGGCAATTTGGCCATTTATTGAAGAGGATTTTCCAAACGGTACTGGGAATAATCATGGAACTTGTGCAACGCTGGACTATTTGGAAGCGGCGAGAAAAGTTAAGCAAGCCCTTGCCGAGCTAACTGAGAAAAAAGTGTAAACAGTTTACACTTTTCGGGGTTTTTGGCCTGAAAACGAAGGAAATATTTTTTACTTGACATCGGACATTTAGTAATTCAGACTATTGTCAAGAGGTATTACCATGTTAAAAAGATTGATATGTAAAATATGGGGACACAGAATACCCAAAGAATATCCTTTGCTGCAAATAAGACTTGTAAATGAAAATGAGTATTCAAGGCATTTTATTTGCGAAAGATGCCATGAATTGTTAGCGGTGAAATAATGAGTTGGCTAAGCGATTTTCTAGGACTCAAGAAGTTAAGGACACCTGCCGTCAAGGAGCCGGAGGAACTCGCCTCAATGGACGAATTTGAATCGGACGCATATCTCAAGCAACTTGCCCGGCAATCGGGTTATGAGAAAACCATCATCACAGGCAAGAAGAAACCTAAGCTCGCAGCAAAAACTTATTTGGGATAAAGGAGAGTAAAATGGCAAAATACAGAAAAAAACCAGTTGTGAAAGAAGCAGTACAACTTCGATGGGACACATGGGATGAAATGTGTATATTTGCTGGTGTAGGCAAATTGAGTGATGGAAAACCAGAAGGTAAGCAAGATGGCGATAAGATAGGTCTTGATATTCCAACTCTGGAAGGTTTGATGCACGTAGAAGAAAATGACTTTGTAATTCGTGGTATTAAAGGCGAACTCTATCCCTGCAAGCCTGATATATTTGAAGCTACTTATGAACCCGTAGAAGAGTAAACAGTTTACACTTTTTTGGTGTTTTTGGGATAACGATGGACAAGGAAGCCGAAGAAATTTTGACATTGCGGGACTCCGAGCGAGCCAGGAGTTCCAATATCAAAAACCTCTACCAGCAGTTCGCCGATTTGGGCTATCCTCTTGAGAATCAAATCATTACTCAGCAGTCACCCGGAGCGGACAGGTCAACAGTAATCCGGGACTCCACCGCAATCAAAGCACTCAACAGGGGGACAAGCGGATTCATAGGCTCATGGATTCCACGAGAAAAATACTTCTTTGATATTCGAGTTCGTGATAGGCGTGTAGCGGAAATGCCGGATGTCAAATGGTGGGTAGCTCTTGCCGTTCAAATAGCCCATGAGGAAATGTTCGATTCCAACTTCGATAATGAGCTTCACAACAACATAAAAGGTGCTATGGGATTCGGGACGGGATGTTTATATGTCGAATGGGACTATATCAATCGCTGTCTGAATTTCCAGGATTGGCACGTCTCTATGTTCGAGTTCATGCAGGACGCCAGACGCAGAGCTAACGCAGTCATACTATCATATAAAAGAACCGCCAAACAGATAGCGGATGAATATGAAAATCCCGGCGAACAGGTGACACTTGCCGCCAACCAGCCCAATACCCAGAACAAGGAATTTGAGATTGTTCGCATTATAAGACCGAGAAAAAATCGCAATCCTTCATATCGTGACGTTATGAATATGCCCTTCGAGGATATTCACATCAACGCCGATGAAAAGGTTGTCTTAAAGAGATCGGGATTTCCGAGATTCCCGTTTGCAATCAATCGTTGGGAAGTAGGCTCATCTGAAAAGTGGGGACGTGGTTGTGGAGTTCAGTCATTATCGGAGATTAAAGACCTCCAACAGAAGAAAAAAGATTATACCGAATGTTGCCAGAGACTATTGAGACCACCATATCTCACAAGGGATATAGAGGGTAGCATAAATATGCTTCCTGATGGCCGTACGGAAGTTGTGAATATTGAGGATATTAAAGCTCTCAATCTGGCTTTGCCCGGTGCCTTCCCCGTTACCAAAGATGAGATAAGTGACCAAAGAAATGTCGTTGACAGTTATTTCTATAACGATGTATTCAGTATGTTTACTTCAATGACGGGTGACAGGCGTACGACTCTTGAGATTCAGTTAAAATATCGCGAAGGTTTGAGATTATTAGTTTCACCCGTTGCAAGGCAGCAGGTCGAATTGTTCAATCCCATTCTTGAGAATGTAATCTCTTTACTCATTGAATGGGGACGTATTCCCGAACCGCCGCCCGAACTTACAGGTATGCCATACTCCATTGAGTATCAGGGTGAGCTTGCAATGGCAATGAAGGAATTTCAGGCGAGGGGATTTGAGAGGGCAATGGCTCTTATGGCAACTTCGGCGAATGTATTTCCTGATATACGTGACCAGATTAATCTCGACAGGGCAATGCCTGATATTCTTACAACCTACGGTATGAAGATTGAGCATCTTAATACCCCAGAGGAAAAAGAGACTATTCGAGCTGAGCGAGCAGAACGTGAAGATATGATGAAGCGCATTGCTCAAATGGAAGCCGAGTCAAAGGCTTATAAGAATACTCAGAAGTCACCGGAAGCTAATTCTCCAGCGGCTGAAATGGCAGGTGTATAATGCCGCTTAAAAAAGGAAAATCAGATAAGGTTGTTAGCCAGAATATTTCAGAGTTGAGACATTCAGGCTATCCTCAAAAGCAAGCCATTGCTATTGCTATGAGGAAGGCAGGTAAATCGAGGAAGAGACATGGCTGATAAGGCTGAGGACTGGCAGAATCTTGTAATTGCTTTCAAGCAGGCTTTCTCAGGTGAGTCCGGCCGGAGAGTCATGGATTATTTGTCCTACCAATGTTATGAGAACAGGAATACTTTTGTAGATGGAAACGAGGCTCAGGGACAACGAAATCTCGGTAAACGTGAAATCATTCTTATCATCAGGGAATGGTTGTCGAAAGAACCACAAGATATACCTGAAAATTTAAGGAGAGTAGAAAATGGAAATTCTGGAAGTACAATGTCCGAGATGTAGGACAAAAGTTATGATTCCATTGAGTGAAATGACGATTATCAGTATGGACCAAGGCGCATCGTTCATCGAACAAAAAAAATATAAGTGTGGAAAATGCGAAGCAGACTGTATATCTAAGCTAAGGAGAGTAGAAGATGCCAGACCAAACGAACCTCGGAGCGAACCAAACAAATCAGAACCAGACGAACCTCGGAGCAACACCGGACCCGCCCCAGACTTCGGGTA